TACAGCATCATCTACATCCTCAGCACTAATCCTAGTATTGCAAGTATCGCCAGATTTGGCAACGCTACACCTGAAAGTCAAACAGGCATTGGTGATGGTTGCCCCTTGCGGAATAGTAACGTTAGTAAATCTCATGCCACAGCCAAACTGATAAGTAGATGCATCAAGCTCGGCTCCAGCAAGAACATTTATTTGCGCTCCACCTACATCCCAACCAGTAGGTGCAAGACTCCTATAACAGTCATCCGTGCTTTCCCCAACCTGCCATGTGGGGTCTATCCTGACAGGGTACTTAATGGGGCGATTCTGGTTTTCAGGTATCAACTCCTCAGTGAGTTTCTCATTTACTAAACTGGTCTCAACTTGTAACTCGCCTTCTTCATCACAAGCACGAACTCTAAAGGGTGTTGTATCCTCGGAATTCCGAAAGCCTACAAACGCATCTGTAACCCTGAATTGGGCATCCGTTGGTGCTTTAGCGGATTTGAGAATACGAGTAAATCTAACTCTACTATTTTCAGCTACAATTTCAAGGTCGGTATCTTTAGCGAAATCTTTTATTCCAGCAATACCCCTTGAAAATGTCCAGGGAAGAGGCTTAGCTTCCACCAATCCGATATTTGATAATTCAATGGTAACTATTTCACCCGTCTTCTTGTTTCTGATAGTAGCCCTAAGACCATCAAGCGTAAGTTCGTAGGGTGCTTTGGTTATCTTGTTGCCTTCCCAAGTGAGGTCAATATCCTTCCACGGCTCTTTGGCATCGGAGTAGTTATCCTTGTAGTGGACAGCACCCATAGAGACAACTAATTGTCGCCCCTTATCCGTTGAAAAGGTCTTGCTATTCTCTTGTCGGAGATTTAATATCTCATTCATCGGATATTTTACTTTACCTTTTATTTCTTTACGTTCCTGGTTCGCCGATGGTTTCGGCGGATTCGATACCTCCCGTGCCGAGGACCTGGCGCAGGTGGTCCTTCTCGGCATCATTCATGGTATCCAGCTTCTTCTGCGCCGCCCGGCGGTCAAGCTCTTCGGCGATAGTCTTCATCTCGGCTTTGAGAGCCATCCGCTTTTCATTCAATTCATGGCTCTCCTCCAACAGCTGCTCATTACTTTTTTTGCTGTAATCCATCTCCAGCCTCCTTCTTGGGTCTATGCTTTATCAGTGACGGCGTCCCCAGTGCCTCCCGGCTCCGGATGCCTTCGTCGACATGCGGGATGCGTTTCCTTAATTCGGTGTTGTGGGCGGCTTCTTTGTATGCCTCTTGGATGATCATCGGGTTGCTGGTCAACCCGAATGGCAGCCCCTGGCGCAGGATGAAAGCCTGGTCAAGAGATACCCGCTCCGCCTTGACCCACTCCTCGATGCGCCGCGCCTGTATGGTGATAGCTCTGGCCAGCACCAGCGCCGCATCCCAGGGCAGCTCGCATACCCGCTGCCCGTTCTTCACCAGCACCACGTCCAGCCCGTCACGGCTGACCGTCATCTCGGACAGCTTCGATTTTAGAATCTCTACCATCTCGCTCCTTTACAGCTTGAATATCTTGTTGGCGCCGGAGTCCCACTGGACGGTTATATCCCCGCCGTTGGGGGTGCAGGGCAACCCGGTGGCGGTGTCGATGTAGGCTATCAGCAACGATGTGCCGGCGGTGCCGGTGTGATAGTAGATATTGATGCTCTCGAACTCGGCTCCGCTGACCGTGCTGACGGTTGAATCGGCAGCGTCGGCGACTCCGGCGGCGACCGTCTTCGACGCCAGCGCGTCGCTGGTAGCGATAGTGGCATTGCCATCATCGATGTCGTCCAGGTCTTCATCGGTCGCCACTACCGGCGTATCTTCGCCGTGGTCGGTGAAGACGAACCTGATATCCTGCGTGTCCCAGTCCAGACTTCCGTCCAGAAAGTGCTCTCTTCCTTTATCGTAAAGTGCGTTCGCCATATCTTACCTCCTCCTGCCGGTTTTCTTCATGACCTTCTTCTGCCGTTTTGCCTCGGGTGGCCATATCTGCTTCGTTTCGCGCCGCTCATCGATTTTGTTCTCTGCCGGCGCCGTGTTTTTATCCTCCATCCCGGTTTCCCGCGGCGACGGCTCGCCGCACTGAACGCAGACAAGGCGTCCCTCTTGATTCCTGGTGAAATATTTGCATTTATGTTCCATCTTTCTTCTCCTGATATATATAACTCAAGAGACAGTGGGGCGGGTTATATCCCGCCCACTGTCGCAAAGGAGGATGATGCCCCGCCTTGCCCGGGGGCGGGGCTAATCTATTCATCGGCGATAAGAGCCAACCAGTACACCGCAGCTACTACAGAGGTATTTGCCGTGTTGATAGTAAAGGCTGTCGCATTGATTGAAGATGGATATAAGGCAGTACCCTGGGTATATGTGGGAGTAACCGAGTATGTCAGAAATATCCGGGTGGGAGTTCCAGCCATACCATGAGTAACGACAACGCTCCCGCTAGACAAATTAGAACTGACTCCGGAAGCGCGGTTGGATACCACCGAAGTGCCCCCTATTGTCGGTGATGTCAGTGTCTTGTTGGTGAGGGTATCGGTAGTAGCTCTGCCCACCATTGTATCGGAAGTATCCGCCGGCAAAGTGAGTGTGCCATTGTTGGAAATGGTTGATATCGTTGGATTTGTATAAGTCGCATTGCCAGAGACCGTTCCGGTTATCGTCGGACTCGTCAACGACTTATTCGTGAGCGTGTCTGTGGTATCAGTGCCAACGAGGGTCGTAGTTGAAGTCGGTAGAGTCAGATTGCCGGAGCCGTCACTGGTAAAGATATTCCCGTAAAGATAAAAGTGGCGCCATTGCTTCGTAGCCTTACCGATATCGAAGCTGTTGTTGGCTGTCGGTATCATTGAGCTGGGATAAGCCCCCGGCGGCGTAATGGCCGGCGTAATAGCCGGCTCCCCGGAAGGCACGGGCGCCGGAGGTAAGACTGGCTCTGTTTCGCAGCTGGAAAAGACGAAGACCGCGGATACCAACAGGGTTATCAGCAGTATGATTGTCGTCAGGTATTTTTTCATTTTTTCCCTCCTGAAATATTTATTCCCGGTCATTAAACGATATACCAGCTGGTGCCATCGCAGGCGACTTTCACGCTCTCGTATTGCGCGGAAAGCTCGATGTTCGCGGCCCCGTTTATCGTCTCCGCGCCGTTACCCTCGATAGTCACGGCATTCGCGCTGGAATCGACCTTGATGATGGTGAACTCGTGGTATTTGCTGCTGGCGACCGCCGGGAGTGTCCGGGTGATGGCGCCGCCGGTAGCAGTTACAAGCTCGATGAGGTATGGCCCGATATTACCCGTCGCGGTGATAGCGCCGACCGGTATGGAACCTTCGATTATTGTTCCGCCACTGATTTTTCCCATGATATTATTCCTCCCGATTAAGAAGGGGCGGCTGTCAAGCCGCCCCTAAGATTTTCTTTCCTCTCCGGTTTAGATGCCGGTTACCTGACAGAATGCCGTGCCGCGGAAGTAGACTGCCGCGCAGCGCATCGTGGCCTTGATGGCTACCACGCCGGAAGCGAACAGTTCGCCGTGACTGGTGGTAGTCTCTATCGCCAGCCCCCTCTTAACGAAGAGCGCGGCATAGTTCGTGAAGTCGCCCACGACGCCGGTATTTTGCGTCTCGGCGGATGTCACGATGACCGGTACGCCCCAGAGCCTCTCCGGCCCGGGATCCATCGGGCTGCCGAAGATGTATATCCCGTCCGCTGTGCGGAGCAGCCGTATATCCTGCCAGTCGCTCGGGTGGATAAGGGAATGGGAAGGCTCGGCGAAACCGGTGCCGGCCGTGGTGCCCCTTATCTTGGTCATGGCTTTGAAGAATGCGTCGGGGGTCGGGTCGGTGCTCTTCGCCTGCGTCTGGATGCCGCTGGCATGAAGCACTCCCCGGAGACTGGGCGTCGAGCCGCTGCCGGCTACCAGCTGCCCGTCCAGGCGGTTCCTGGCCATGTAGGTCAGGCGACTCTCGATAAATGCGCCGATTCCTTCAACGTCCTCGAGCTGCTCCTCGGTGACCGGTATCCAGACGGCGATTTTCTCCACCGGTACGGAACGCTCGGTCATAGCGATAGCCGCTTCGCCGTAAGCCGTCGGGCTGGCGGCATTGGTCTCTTCCGCGATTTCCGCGGCGTTATCGGTATGGGTCGTTTCCTCCATGTACTTGATATCCGATACGCCGGTCGGATAGGTCGGGAAGGCGTCGGCCACGCGCAGCGCCCGCAGCGGGTAAAGCTCGACCCTCGGCAGCCGCATCGACTCCGGCGCCCAGCCGGCGCCCGTCTGCACGATGCTCTTCAGGTCGACGTCTAATTCTCCGCGGGCGCCTTTCTTGTTCAGCGCCTTCTCCATGAACTGCTCGCCGATTGATTTGGCGGGGGCAGCGGCTTTGCCCGGGTCTTCCCTCGGGACTTCCCCGGTGAATCCGGCTGCCTCATCGGCTGCCTGCCGCGCTTTCCGGATTATGTCCTCGGCCTCTTCCAGCGCCTTGATGTCGTCATGGATATCGCCGGACTCATCGTTGAGCTTTTTGAGCTCTGCCAGCTTCGCGGCGGTATCGCCTTCTCCCAGGACCTTAACCCTGGAGAAATCCATGTCTTTCTCGTCGCCGGCTTCCTCGAATACCTGGGTGATTGTTTTCCCGATTTCTTCCTGCCTGCCGCGCAGGTCCTTCAAGGTTGTATGCTTTGTTTTGAGTTTCGTACTCATGTTAATTTCCTCCATATATGTATTTGATTGTTATGAAAGCCCTCTTGAGCTCGGTCCTGATGCTTTCACTTAGAGCATCTTCGGGTTTTTCGAGCAGGGTTTTTATTTCGACCTCGATTTCCCCAAGCCCGTCATGCAGCCTGGAGATTTCTTCCCTGCTGTTTTTGGAAAGGTCCCGACCTTCCTTCCGCCTCAAGTCAGCAAGCGACTTCGCGCGGGCCACCAGGTCGTTTACGGCAGCAAGCGCCGCTTCCGCCTGGACTGTAAAGGTCAAGCCCTCTTTATTATCGTTTTTTATGGCCAGCGTGGCCGTGTTCATGCCGGCGCCGCGCAATACCGGCGACGCCTCGAACACATCGAGTTTCTTCAAGATGCGGTTGACATGGTTGCCTTCGTATTCCGTATCCTCTTCGGCGTCGATTATCTTGAATCCGTAGCTCCATTCCTGCAGGTCCGGCGCGAATTTAATCGTCTCGTAATGCTCTTTGCCTGTATCGGAGTTGAGGTTGAAATCCCCCTCCACCAGTACCTCTTCACCCTGCTCATGGATTACACCCTTCCCCACCGGCAGCTCGCCCATCCAGCTCCCGTGCATATAGGCAGAGATAAGTATCGTCTTCCCCTCCGGGAATGCGCCGGGCAGAGTGACATCGCCGTCCTTATCGATGACCTTCAGCGTGGCAATCCGGGCGATAAATGCCCCCGGCTTATCGGCTTTGAGTTCGATACCGGTAAATGACTTTCGTTCTAATTCCATCTTGGGACCTCCCTTATCTCGATTTTCCCATTGCGTATAGCAGACCCCGGCGCGCACGTCTTCGTCGGGGTATTCCTCGTTCATCAATTCATCACTCATGCAACGGCTGATAAACTCTTCTTCCGTTTCATCTTCTCCAGGCTTAGGTATTGGCATTTCTCCCCCCAATAAAAAAGCCCTCCGAAGAGGGCAATTATTTCACGCTAAATATTGTTTACTCGGTCATATCAGGGCAGTATAGAGTCAAAGACAACACGACCATGATTCTCTGCCACCACGTTAGCCCGCCCCATGCTATCGAGGGAAAGCCTTTTTCTATAAATTCATCCGGGCCCATCGGCGGCATCGGTGGTTTAATTTCATTCCCTTGCTGGTCGTAAAGCATCATCTCCTCCTGAAATATTGATTTATTGTTTATCTATGGAGGCGGGGGGCTTCAGCATTGAGTTGTTGAACTCATCCGCGGGCATCATATTCTGCGGTGAAAGAAAAGTATCCCCACCATCCTCCGGAGGTATCGGCTCAAGATTCTCAAACTCGCATATCCTGTTAGGCGTCAGCCATCCCCAGTTCCGCCCTATCGCGTACGCCCGGTACCGACTCTCGATATTCCCCCGCAGCAGGCTGTCTACGAGGAATTCGACATAATAATTCTGCTTCTCATCCGGCAAGAGCAGCTGCCGGTTCATCGACCTCTCCCAGCGCACCAGCCAGGGCCGCATCGTATAGACGACGAACTCCAGCGATTGCTCCTCGATGTTTGAGAACGTTGCCCTCTCCAGGTCGCCTATCATGTGCGGCGGAATATGAAAGAAGGACGCCATCTCGTTCCGCTGGAATTTCCTCGCTTCCAGCATCTGCGCGTCTTGGGGAGAGATATGATTCTTGCTGTACTTCATCCCCTCTTCGAGGATGAGTAATCGGTGCGCCTTATCGACGCCTTCATGTTTTTCTTTTAATTGCTTTTCCCAATGCTGAAGAGCTATATCTGACATTTGATTGGGGTGTTCCAGGAAGCCCCCGAAGGTCAGCCCATTGGCGAATAGCTTAGAGCCCATTTTCTCGGCGGCTATTCCCAGTCCTATCTGATTCCTGGCATAGGTCAGCGGTGTATAGCCCATCATCCCATCATAACCAAACCCGGGTATATGCCAGACCCTGTATGCAGGCAACGTAATCTGGCCGTTTTCTGCCTGGTATTGATACACAATCTCGCGGTTCTCACTCCGGGCTTTGGTTACTTTATCCGGATTCATCGGCCATAATGCCTTGATTGTCGTTCGGTCCTCGTCCCAGTCTATAAATGAATAGGCATTGCCGTTGGATGCTATCAGGTGGTACATCAAAGTCTCAAAATAGGAAAAGCTGTCCATCTCCGGGTTCGGCTCGCTATGTAATCTGTGATATAGCGAGTGCTCCACCGCCTTCTCTCTTCCCCGCTGCCCCCTCCGAAGGTATAAAAAGCAGGAAAGCGATGCCAGCGTCCCCGCCAGCAATGTCACGCACGACCAGAATGCCGTGTAATTAAGCGCCTTATCTCTGGTCACCGGTATCCCCGCATCGCTGTCACTGTAACTTAATTCGGTAAAGAATGTTTTAAAATCACCGCGGTAGCTTCCGCCCATTAATCTGGCGCCATTATAAAATGTTATCGCCAGGCTCTTCCTGAAATTATTTAAAAATTTCGTTATGGGATTCGCCATCTGAGTCTCCCTATCCGAAGATTATATTTTATAGCTTAATGGTCCCCGTTCGTCATATACGCTGCGCTTATTCACATTCAGCGCCACCGCGTCCAGCCTCGCCTTCCAGCTCAGTATCGCCGCCATGGCCAGGTCAATTTTATTGGCACTGTCTCCCCGCTCCTTATGTATCACCCACAGGCGCTTCCCCTGCTCGTCCCGCTTATTAAGCTCCTGCTTAAAAGCATTCCCGATATGCCTCTCCAGCCCCTTGTGGTTTTCATGACTCAATTCCTGGCTCTTTATCGCCGTGCCGAAGGCCTCTATCGCATAGCACATCTGGTTGTACCGGTTCGTGTACCATTCGACGACCCTCTCCTTGCCGTATAGACCCGCCCACTGCGCGGTATAGGAAAGCCAGTATTGAGGGTCCGCGTAGAGCCGCCAGACATCGTAATTCTCGAAAGCGGCTACCACCGCCTCTTCAATTTCCTCCACCGGCGCCTGCCAGTCCTTCTTCCCGTAAGGGCATTCCCAGAGTCCCAGGACGAACTGGTATCCCGTCTCGATTTCCGTCCCCACCAGACCCACCGAATCGTGGAACATGGCGCCGTCAAACCCCAGCGTAATCAGTGCCCTGTCTTTTACCCGGTAGTTTTTCTTGGCCAGCGGCTTCCACTCTTCGATATCAAAGGCTTTCTGTGAAGCCTTCACCAGCCGGTTGCAATACACCCGGTCGAAAAAAGTCATGTCGGTCGTAGGGTCCTGAGACAGAGCGACAATCGCGTCGATATCCCGCCATGATGCCGCCATTCCGGAGGCCTCTATCACCGCCGCCCTGATGTCTTTCACGGCATTCAGCGGATGCTCATCCGATGCCTGACGGTGATAATAAAAGAACCGGGTATCCTTTATACGTCCCTCTTTCACTTCCCGGGCGTATTCCATGGCGCTTTCCGCGACGCTCCCCGCCCCCGGCTCCGGCGCCGTCGTTATCTCAAGGTTCCATGGGTCGGCCTTTTTTCTCTTGGCCAGGTTGGCCACCATCGTCTGGTGGGCTCTTAATAAACGCGGTAATGTCCACCAGTGCGTATTATGGGTCGCTATCATCGCCTCCCCGGCCAAGAATAGATGTTCATCATTATCTACTGAAATGCATCTGACCGGGATTGTTTCAACCGCCTCAACCGCAATTATTGCCCGGCATTGGTATTGCCACTTGTGTTCAGTTATCTTGGCGCTTTTTCGATACAGCCGGAAAGGCATCATGTTCGGCTTACCTGTAAAATGCACTTTATAAATCGTACTCTCTTTTGCCCACCGCTTATCAATTGAGGCACATTTTGGATGCGGTCGATAACCCAGCGTGCGCAGTAACTCAATTAAGCCATCGATAAGCCACTCACTGGTATTGACGAAAGTGCAAACACCCTGTGGGCTTATGTACCCATCGGCATCCATAAGGCCTCGTAGCAATTCCAGACGCTGCTGTGTGCCAGCCCTGAGATAATCATCGGGAATATGTTTGTTTTCCAGCACTCCAATCTTGCGCAACTCTCCGACTACCGAGTGGTTAATCGGCTTGCCCTTCGTAGCCCCCCATCCGCTATAGCGGCTATCATTCATCGTTATATAAATCAACGGCGCTCTGCCCCGTGCCGAACAACGCGTAACCCGGTAACCCAGCGCCTTGATATTCGCCTCGATTTCCTCAATATCCTGTTTGCCCGCGGTTATTGTCGCGTTCCTGGCGTCCCCGTCCCCCAGCCATAAACCCATCAAATAAGGCGCAACAGGAAGTTCCTTGTCCGGAAGCTCCAGCGGCCCGGATTCTACAATCCTGAATCTGGAACTATGGGACCACTGGTGCTCATATAGGTATTCGGTTGCCACCGTGCGCTCGCATTTATAGCTCGGACTATGGTCATAAACTGGCCACCCATGGTGGGCGTCCGCCACTATTCGAGAGCCATCGCCGAATTTAATAGCGTAACACTGCCTGTTATGATGAATAGGCCCCACTTCCCGCACCTGCGCCGGATGGCCGTCTGCTCCAAACACGATATCCCCGGGATGGATATCCCCCATCGTCGTCCACCCGTCGGGCGTAGGGATGTGGGTATCCAGCGCCAGCGGCTCATCCATCGCGGAGAAGGTCGTCCTGGCGCCGTCACGGGCATTGGGAGATGAGGAAAGCGATACCACCTTCCCGTCTCCCCGCTTCCTCATGATCCGCTCCAGACCGATGTCGAAGTCTTTGCCCAGGTCGCATTCTTCAAGTATGACCTTTATCGTACCGTAAAGGAGTTCATCGGACTGCTCTTCCGTATATGCCACCACCGGGATATAAGGGTCGTTGACCGGCCCCCCGATGGGGTTGCCATCCCTATCGAAACCCACACACCTCACCGGCGATTCAGGATGCAGCTCGCAGATCGCTATCCAGGCCGCCAACTCCGTCTTCGCCATCCCCTTCGCCAGGCTTATCCCTACCCTCTTGAACCGCCGCCGCCCCGCCACCCGGTGCCTTCGGGGATATACCTCGTACATCCGCCAGATAAGGCCCCGCTTATCATCATCGAGCTTCGCCGGCATGCCCCGCAGGTCGCCGGGCCCGAACACCAGATTCTCCTCGATGAAGTCACAGACCTGCCCCCCCAGCGAGGGGTACCACTTCCCCTTATCATCCGGTATCGTTAAGACGGACATAAAACCATTACCGACTGACTACACCTCTTAGCGGCTATCTCACAATACTTTTCCTCTATCTCTATGCCGATACACTTGCGGTTGAGCTTCTTGGCACAGTAGGCGGTTGTGCCGCTACCGAGGAAGGGGTCGAGGATTATCTCCCCACTTTCAGACCACCATTTAACCAACCATTCCACGTGACCTTTTTTACGAGGGCATGGGTGGTCAGCTTGCTTGCCATCCGAGCTGGTGTCTTCCATATATCCAGGAATAAGAAATTGTCCAGCAGCTGGTTTTGGTGGAACGCCGAATAAATATGCAATATCAGAATTATAGAGAAGCCGCCCTTTATAATGTGCTCGGATATACCTTAACCAACACACTCGAAAGAACTCATACTTGAGCGGTACTGTGGTTAAAAATCTAGGGTCAGAATCACAACCCAGATGTATAGCGAGTCGTTTAACGTCAGGCAATACGGCAAACATACCATGCATCAATTCTTCTGGCCCACTCCGCCCTGTTATTTCCGCTGCAGCGTTAGGCCAAACAGGGTCAGTCAGCACCAGGTCAACCTTCGGCAACTGAGGCAGTATCTCCCTGCAATCAGCGTTGTATATAGTTACCCATTCATCTTGATAATAGGGGCTATTGGGTACCTCTAGTCCGTTCCAGTTCATAAGCTCAGTTCTTTGACTCCAGGGCGGTTCTCGGGTCGACTTCGTATTTCTCGACTTTTCTACCCTGGTTTCGCCGTTTCTGGCCTTTGGTTTTGGCGGTCTCCGCCTTTTCGATTTCCCACTGCAACCTTCTGCGGTCTATCGGCGTCAGACCGAAACACTGCCGCTGCAACCGTATCTCCGTCGCCAGGTTCGATGACGGCCCCTTTTTCGTCGCCGATTCCCGCCAGTACTGGTCGATTAAATCCGCAAGCATATAAAGCTGGTGGATATCGGACTGTATGAATTCCGGCGCCATCGGAGATTTCCATATATCCTGCCACCAGGCAATAGTCTCCTCGCGCCACTTCCGCCGGCGCTTCGGCAGCTCCGGTATAATTTTTACAGGCTTCTTATCCGTTAATGCCCGCGCCGAAGTATCTTTATTTCTCCGTTGCCTCAGCTTCGGATTTTTGGGAGCTGGACCTGGCATTTAAAATCACTCCATAATCGTAATTGTTCAAAGAAACGTAAAGCTAAACGTTATGTAAGCCAACACGCGCGCGATATTAAAGTATTTTCCCCAGACTTTCCCGATTTCCCTCCAACCCGTACACATTTCTTTCCTGTTTATCATTCGGTTTAGAGCAAGAAGGCTGTAGAGATTGCTACCCCCCTCCCCCTTTGCCGAATGCGCCATCTTCTTTGGCGGTCTTTATGTCGTGGCATTCTTTGCACAAAGACTGATGGTTCGCCGGGTCCCAGAAGAGCCTGTGGTCGCCGCGGTGAGGGATGATGTGGTCGACGACGGTGGCTTCCCGAACAACCTCCGGCTTCTTCTTGAGACACAAGACACAGAGCGGGTGCGCGGCGAGATAAGCCCTGCGGTACCTCTGCCACCGGTAGTTATAGCCCCGCTGCGTGCTGGTGCCGCGCTCTTTATCCTGCCGGCGGCGGGTCTGTTTGAGGTGCTCAGGACAGTAGCCGCTTTTGTCGTCGGTGAGGTGGGGGCATCCGGGGAAGCGGCAGGGGCGCATCGGTTTCTGCGGCATCTGTATTCTCCTGAAGTTCCAATAAAAAAACCCCGGCACTTACCGGGGCTCTGATTATCATGCCAGCCAGTAGCCACTTCTGCCCTTTTATGTCGCCACAACAGCGTCGGTGCCCTTTAACGGGTGGCTGGCTCTTGCTGGCTCGGTTTTGTACTGTCTATCATAATTACAGCAGTAATCATACCACCAACACCGATATACAGAACACCAGCAAGCTATTCATCATGGCAGGCGGGTTGCTCAACCAGGCGGGGAGCATTTAACCGATAGACCTCTGTGGTGAGTTTTAATTCCTCACACCCGTTTCGGCACCCATCAATAAAAAAACCCGCCGTTCCTGCCGGCGGGACACTTTTACCACTACACCCCTATTATAACGGTCTACGGGCTATTTGTCAAGTTTTTCTATGCAAACGCATATTTTTGAGTTCAGGGCTTCTCAGGGGCATTCAGGCGGTGCTTTTGGTTTTTCCTGGCGATTTCACTGCTGCGGCTCCTGACCCACTGCCGATAAGGTATCCCGACGGGTTGCCTGCTGAACTTCCGCGGCGGGGTCTCTTTCTGCCGGCATTTTTCATACTCGGGGCAGTCAATGCAGTTCAGCCAGCGGCGGCACCGGCCGCTGGCGATGTAGGTGAGGGCGTTGAGGCGGCGGCGCCGGACTTCTTCCCGGTCGGGCAGGGAGAGCTTGCGGGCAATATCGGCGTCGGAGAGCCTGAGGCAGTAAAAGTCTTCGACGATGTAGCGGTCGAGGCCGGTCCGGGCGAGGCGGTCATCGAGCTCGGCGGCGACCTGGCAGGCGGTCTCGTAGTAGGCGTGGGTGCTGCCGCCGGGGGTCTTGCTTTCGGTATAGCCTCCAGCAGGTTCGGAAGGGTAGGCGCCTTCACGGAGCTCGGGGAGCCAGGGAAGCAGGAACTCCATATCTTCAATGTCGTAGCGGAGGGCGCCGGGTTCTATATATGATAACTGGTTTTTATCATCCCAGCGTCGCTTCATGTATTCCCCTTGCACTTGAAAGCATATTTTGTTATTATAGATTCATGAAGATAGCTGATTTGCCTCCATTGAAAAGAGAACATAAGAGGCGTGTGAAAAGAGCAAATTATCTTAAACATCGTCAAGCCAAACGTATACAGGAATTGGAAGCCCTTTTGAAGGGTCAAGCCCAGATGCTCTAGCACGCGGAGGGTCATGTTTCCCCCCTCATGTGCTGCTCGGATTCCGGGGGCCGGCTTACCTCCCTTTCCATTTCCATCTCTTCCAGCTCCCGGCAGTCCGGGGCATCGATGATGTCGGGCTGACGCCTTTCGCCCTGAAGCACATAGAAGAAGTCGGGCCTTTCGCCGTGCTCATCGTAATAGAGCTGGATGAGGACGGCCTGGCTCCGGCCGTTGCAGAGTTCCCAGAGTTCAGGCATGTTTGTCTTCCTTTCCGCAGTCCTTCCGGCCGCACTGGGGGGCCAGGCATCTCTTTGAGCACAGAATGGGGCGCCTGCAGACGGGACAAGGAATCTCGTCATAGCCGGGGTGGTTGTATTCCCGGCCGTCTTCGTTTACCTCCAAATGAGGCTGATGTATGTCGTTCATGGTTCTCCCGAAACAGAAAGGCGGACTCCGAGCCTCAGCTCTGAAATCCGCCTCCGGTTTCCCCTGGTCAGCGTGGTGCTATTCAGTTGTTAAGAATATAAATATATAAGGGTCTTGAGGCAATAATCTTGCTACGGATTGGTCTGTAAATTTAATGGTCAGAATTGCTTCATCATCATCTTGTGGTATTACATCCTTTATCGTTTTTCCAATCATATCTTCCCATTTCACTATTCTTTTATTCTCGCTCATAGCAGTCCTGCCTCCTTTTCTTTTAAGGCTACCGCGTCATGAAAGGCTTTATCAAACTTTTCCCCCAAGTATATCGGGATATCTATCCGAGTGTCATTTAGGCCGCATTTGAAGATTCTGGCGAGCGCGACGACCCTACCATATACAGGATGTTCATAAACTGCACGTATCTCAAGTAACCGTCCGTACTTTGATGAGATGCCTTTAGCTGTTACAGATTGGAAAGCAAATTTATAAGAAGGACATATCTGAGATAAATTGTCTATTAGTTGTTGCCATTTAAGTTTGGTCATGGTAATCCTGCCTTCAGTTGTTAATCTAGAATCTCGCCTATTGTGACGATGGGCAAAATCACCTCTACCATCGGCCACCCGAAAATCGTTTTACCATTTTCTCCTAAGAAACACTTTCGTTCTGGGGATTGTCTAGCTATATGCGACATAAGAAGCCGCCTTTGCTCGGGAGATACGCCCACGGTGAATTTAATGTTCTGGGGTATTCTTCTCCGACTATCGGCTACTTCAATCCCCTTATTTTGGAGCATCCTCCAAATTTGATTTAAAAGAATTTCCGCCTGGATATCTTGCTCGTTAATGTCCATTATTCCTCCTAAAGTAATCCCGCCTTCCGGGCGATTTTGTCGAAGAGGACGGTCTCGGTGCCGGTGCCATCTTCAAGGTAGACCTCGGCTTTGACGGGCACGCCGTCCTGGAAATGGAGCTCCCGGATGATGCCGTAGGGGTGAGCCTTCCCCCACTCGATGAGGGCCGCCTGGAGCGGGGAGAGCTGGTAATGGGTCAGCTTGACGCCGGTCCGGTCAGGCATTTGCCTTCTTCCTTTCGCTCTTTCATAAATCTCTGGTAAGCCTCCGAGTATTCGAAGTATTTATCTATGGTCTGCCACTGCCAGTCCCTCAGACGCTGAGCCATGTAGCTGCTTACCCCCAAAGCCCGGCAGTAGGCGTATTTCTGCCGGCGCTCTTCGGCATCCTGCCAGAGGTTACAGAACTTGCGGGTGCATTGAGAGTACCTGTCGGGGACATCCAAAATATCAATCTCCTTTCGCAATTTCGCCGAGCCGCTTGATGAGGTCGACGGGGATGCAGTAGACAGCGCGCTTGCCGTCGCCGGTGACTTTCATCCTATAAGAGGCGAGCAGCTCGAGGATTTTGCCCAGGGCGCTGCGGGCGCCGGCCTCCGCGAGCTGCCTGACCGCCTCATCGCTGGCGGACGGCTCGGCGCTCCTGACAGCCGGCATGAAGTCGTCAATCTTCAGCATCGTCATTTTGCCTCCTTTTGCCCGGTTACATTCCGCGCCCCGGATGGGTCTTTGAAGTAGACCTTCCATATCCCGCAGTCATCTGCCCGTTCGAGCGCGCCTTTTCGCGAGTACCAGGCTTTGAGATAGCGTTTGAGCGTGGTCTGGTTGGCGCCGATATCATTGGCACCGGAGTCGAGAAGGTCGTCCTCGGGCAGCGGTCCGTGCTGAAGGAGCTCTTTCCATACCCAGACGGCATAGGAAGGCTGGTATTTGCTGTTGGCCTTCATCTCCGCGGAACCGTTCATATAATCGAGTACCGCTTTGACCGAGTAATCGGGTACCGGTACATCCAGCCTGTTTCTCCTGGCTACCCTCCCGAATTCCCCGGCTATTTTATTGTCCACTCCGGGTATACGTACCCCTTGGCGACTTGATTTGCCTTGTTTCTCGCGCTCGCGCGCGCGCTCGCTCATTCTCAGGGCACGATAGTGTTCGATGATTTTCCGGTGCATCCGCGGGCGGTTTTTGTCCTCCGCATCGACGCTGCGGAAATAGATATTGCACTGGCCGCAGACAAGGCTGATATTGTCCGGGTCCCATATTACGTCCGGGTCATAGGAGATATGGTCAACCTGGAGCTTCTGCCCGGGGGGCGGCGGGCTTTTGCAGATGAGGCAGGTCTCACCATAGGTGGCTACCAGCCATTTATAGTTGGTTTCGCTGACGCTCTGGCTGCCCCGGTTTCCCATTAAGCTCCCTCCTATATATAATAGGTAATATGCTGAGGCTTATTTTGATTCTCCCAACGATAGCCAAAAGGATAAATCGCTTATCGGGAGAACCCACCAAGGGCATTTACTACGAGCAAAGGCAACAATGCCTAAAACCTCACCATCAACCTTTTTCCTGGCATGTTCCATCGAAGCCCCTGTGGTTAGAACGTCATCCACAATGAGCGTAGGCCCTTCGGTTACATATCCAGATAGAGCATGAGCAAGTTTCATCCCGCCCTCTGGTATTCCAATGACAGCACCAAACTTAACACGCTTTTTTATCGAAAAGGCTAATGTTCGCCAATCCTCATCGGTAAGAGCGTCACAGTTTATCAAAAAATGGCTCTTATCTCCTGAATGTAATGTGAAATTGCCCAGTTCAAATAAACCCATTATCTACCCCCTGATGTTATTTTGTTGTGAATCTGCTTTTTTTATCGACTCACTTAATTCCTCAAAGAGTGCATCGTAATGCTTGGCTCTGATAATTTCTACGTCTATGCCCAACTCTTTTGCCAATACTGACAGTTCAATAATTGAGGCATTTACTCCAGCCCTAAAATCCTTCAACGTTATCATTCAACACTCCGAGGCTTATTTGCCCCTCATCATTCGTAACCTCGAAATAGCAACCGGGCTCCAAGGATGCTTAACTTCATCCAGCAGGTCAAAACCCTCTACCGCCCCGTGAAACAGGTATTTGATATTCCCACCATCTTCGGGACGAATAGCGGCGTAGTTTTCTCCGTATCGAATCTCAACGGTTTGAACAACGCCAATCCCAACCCCCAACGGCCCGAAATACCTAACCTTATCTCCGACATTTACAGTCTGCATTTCAACTCACCGATGGTTATTTGGCTGATTATCGCAACCTTGAGACTCTCAAACAGCATGTCCATATGCTTTTCCCTGATACTGTCCTCGTCCACACCCAGCCTCCCAGCCAGAACGGATAACTCTAAAATTGATAACCCATCTAGCTTATACATTAACGCCTCATTGCTATCAATTCGCTGGACTTCATCAACAAGATTATCGTATTTCTTGCTCATTCCTATTCACCGAAGTTTATTTTGTTAATTCAGGATTTAGCCAGTTCTTCTCCTTCATGTATTCAAAGCGACATATACCGCAGTTGTTATGCTTCGGGCAGAACTCACGATTTTTACACTCAGGATTAAAATCATCGTCATCAATATTCTTTAGAAATTCAATTAAATCAACTTTATCCTCTGCCACTATATACACTCCCTCATCTGAGGTTATTTTGCTCATATCGCTACATTTTTCTCAAGCACATCATAATAATCTAGTCTATCTTCTATTGTGTCCACTTCAACACTCCGATGTTAATTAGTTTTTCCATCCTCTTTTACTGATAAATACTTTCCAACTTCTTGAACTCCTTCTTAAATACTGCCATAACTCCAAATATCGCCAAGAAATCAAGACAGACTTATCTTTTAAGTCAAAGTCGTATTCCCAAGGTCTCAACGGATTGTCAGGCTCTTTTATCCCCAACTAGCCCTCCCATTTTTACCTAGCTTATTTATTTGTTCGCCTCGTAAAACGCCCGCGCGAACCCGGGCGGTGTAATACTCCTAACTGTTTTGGTGCGCTCACTACGACCACCATAATTAAGGTGCATTTTACTGCCCTGCGTTGGTTCAACGGGATTCTTTTCAGGGATATTGAAAGCACCCCAGAGGCAAGTCTCTTTTATATATGGGTCGCCGTAATCACAGGGGTGAAAGCGCATTACATAAGGCCCGATGTAATCTTTAAGCCAGCCGACAGGGTTCTCAAGGCAAAAGAATTCGGGCTTGACTGCATAATAAAATCTGATACAAGCATCAACCACCGATAAGCCCTCCAAGACTTCACTGGTGGGGCGTAAGGCTCTCCACTTTGCACCACTTCCAGCAAACACTGTGCAGGGTGGTGCAGCCAGGATACCATAAACGGGTTCGTCTGGCTTTAACAAGAGACGAACATCAAAGCCGTTCTTGGTATCAAAACAGCGAACAGTATAGCCAGCTTCCTGGTATGGCTTGGCCCATTCCTCCGAATAATCACAGAGGCTATAAATTATCTTCTCCGAGTTATCCAAACTGTCTCTCCCATTTTTACCTAGCTTATTCATGCCTGTTTAGCCTCGTAAACTCCCCCTGTTTTCACCGGATGCTATTTTGCAGGCATCTCCTGCCTTAATATCCTTTTCAGGTTATCTTTAATCTTTACCTGGGTTATCTTTGCCAACTCCTGAATGAGCTGGCGTGTCTTCTCCGGTGACGGCTCTGGTAGGTTGTGTCCTTTGCTATCAGCACCGATGCTCACGAACTCTGGCTTAATCTCCTCTATCCAGCGCACTAACTCATCAAGGTCAAAATCCATGATAGGCTCTATGCTGACCATTTTTGGCAGGATTGACTCCTGTATGTGTTCCTTACGCAATTCTGTTCGTGGAGCTAAGCTGATAAAATCATATTTGCGATTTGTCTCTATAGTCGTGCCAATAATGGCTTCGTCTGGAAAGAAGTCTAATATTTCTATAAAACGTATTGGGTTCTTAGATTGAAACAAATATCTATTTCCATATTCCATACAATGAAACATAACTTGCTCAATCCATTTGTCAGGGATGTACTCTGCCCACATATCACATGAGCTTCCAACAAAGATAGTGTTGCCGGAGCCGAGGTCTGTTTTTAATTCCTTTTCGTCAAAGTGCAACTCAGGCTGCGGGTACTGTTTCATGTAGCAGTAAATGCAATCATGGGGACACTTACCCTTAATCACGTTCCATGTGTGTGTCACCCAGGGATACATGTTACCTGTCTGTTTATTTAAGCTCATCTTACTCCTTCAGCCCTATGGCGCATTCCAGCCCGTGGGAGCGGTGATTCCTCTTGGATACATCCTGAGCGATACACAGGCGGAGGTAATCATTCCTGTTTTCCAGATATTGGTTAGCCTCCCGGTGACTGAAGCCCAGACTTTCCAATCTACGCGCCCCCCAGGGTTTACTTTTAATACCTCTGGATACCTTCCAGGATATCTCTCTTCTCTCTGGCAAAATCATCTCCTCACCTTCACCTCTTCGTCCTATCCCAGTAACAGAGCAGGAACCCGAACAATATGACCGCCAGATAAATCTCGAACCAGCCGCTCATCTTTTACCTCCCGTCTTCATCCTGTTGCCGATACCGCGCACCAGCTTCAGAGGCTCCAGCGGCTTGATATCCCTCGTGTCCCCGCACTGGAGGCAGTGAAGGTAATAATCATGGTACTCGTCCCGCTCCAGGAACAAATCGCCGCCGCACCTCGGACAGGAACGCGGTATCATGCCTTACCCCTTACCAGCTCCCTGTAGGTCTTCAACCATTCAATCTGTACGTCCTTCCTCCACCACGGGTTGAACTTGGGGAAGGCCGGGAGCCCTGGTACATAATTGGGGAGTTTGAGAATGCTTGTCGGCATTTTATCACCGTGTTCAACGCTAACATCAGCACCGGCGGGGTTACCTTTGTCCACCGCAGCAGGCTTCTCAAACTCTGATTTTGGCTCCGCCGCCGGCTCAGGGTTTTTAGTCTTGTATTTTGCAATCGGCAAACCATGCCGCCTGCGGAACGATGACCAGCCGCCCGCAGAAAACCCCCAGCGCTTCCTGGCAGCCGGGTTGCCTTTCCGTAAACCCAGCCTCTCAACAAGATAACGATGGTCGGCGAGAATGGCCTGGGCATTCTCCTCGTAATATTTCCCCAGCGCTATCCGGGCCTGGATATTATTCATGCCGACGGTATCGGGCCTGGGCGGCACGGGGGGCAGGCCGGCGTGCATGGCGTTGTGGTCTTCCTTTTTCATCACCACGATGTTGTCAGCTTCGGTTTTCGGTTTTATGTCCATAGTCTTCATACCTCCTTTTGATTGGGGTCCCTCCTTTTCATGTTTTTCATTCTGTATTCTGGCCTGCTCAACGGCGGCTGTGGCACCACTTCTGGGAAAGAACCGGACGGCGCCGCAGTAGCAGGTGGCGCGGTCAACAAGGCTGGTGAGGGGCTGCTTGTCCCACTGATGCTTATGTTCGTTCATCTTCGGCTGAACCTCCCTCCGTTAAATCGGGGCATTAAACCATCATCTCCTGGCGGGCATTTTCGTAATACCTGGCGGTGTCCCGGATAATATGCCGGCGGCGCAGGAATATCCGCACCGCCCTTTTCTGTAATGACCTGGTGTACCTTCTGGCTTCCTCCGTGCTGGCGGGGAAAAAATAACCGGGCGGCTCCTCGGTGGCCGAGCAGACGGGGAAATGCTCCTTTATCAGTTCCTCGATAGCCTTCCGTACAGGGCGGTCATCCCGGAAACCGAACATCCCGGCCAGTGACCCCGCATCAATAGCCTTTTCCCTGCCGATGTGCAGTATCAAGACGCGGCGCAGACTTGATTTTAGCTCGACTTCAGTCATATTCTGGCACCTCGATATGAGATGTTTTATCGTTCATCCTGCATATATCGATAATGAATCGGATAGCCATAGCTCCAAGCTGTAAAGCTTCTGCTTCCATCAAATTCAGGTCTCTCGTCTCTTTTTTTTGAATACTTCAGCTTTCAATTCTTCAAATTCTTCTTCAATAACAGCCAGACCTTCATGAGCACTATTAAATGGAGAAAATTTGGAGGTAGCTCGCTCAATTTCATCTCCAAACTTTAATCCCTTTCGGCGGCCAGAATGTAAATACCCCTTTGGTCATTGGCGGTTTATAACATACTGTAAAGCCCGTAACTTCACAGCCCGGTATAACAGCCGCGATTTCATTACCCTGATAGGCTATAACGCACCACCTGTCAGCTGCACGGATTGGTATAGGGAATTCCTTATCAGAGACCAGCGACCATTCCTCACACCAGAATGCCATGTACTGGTCGCCATCGGGGGCATATAAATAATTGCGCGTGTTGAGAATTCCAGCTCTCGGTATATCTTCTCTTTTAATAGTTTCCATCATTCCTCCTTTTTAATACAGGCTCTGGGGGCTAGACTCCTAAACGCAGTCACAATTAAGGTGCTCTGCCACTAAGCAATCCCTTAGCAGTCATATCAACCACCCCCAGAGCCGTTTGCCCCACCGTTGCTGGCCAGCGGGGTTCTTCATAACGCAGGTAGTTTTTCTGGTATGAAAAGCCTGCGCCGGGCTGATTTCTCTTGCAGGCACTTCCCGTTTCTCTGGTAACCAGCCCCCCAAGTCTCCCGGTCACCTGCATCACCCCGGGAGTCCAACACCCTTTACTGTTACTCTCAGCCCTATCTTTGTTATTGGGTATCAAGGTTCTTCCTCTCCCACGCCGGCAGGCTGGAGGGACGGCGCGTAAAGCGAGCGGTCCTCGATGACCTCGCCGGTGACGGCGCTGACGGCATCGAACCTCAGGTCCATCTCGGCCTGGTCCGTGGCGATGAAGCCGTACAGCGGGACGTCCTGCCGGTCCAGGTTAATCAGGCGGGCGATGTCGCCGGGGTGGAGATTGGTCTCCATGGTGAGCAGCAGGGTGCCCTTCTTGAACTTGAAAGAGATATCGCCGATGCGTTTGAGCTCTATCTTTATTCCGGGCATTTTATTCTTCCTCCTTTATTAGATGTGAGTTTCTACGCAGTCTAAAGCCTCTTGAATTATTGCGGCTTCATTTGGTGCCCCAATTTCATCTAGATATTCTCTTAATCGTTCCAGGGTATATTCCGTAACTTCAGCCATATCATCGAGATGCAGCCCTGACCAATTAAGTTCTTCCTCAACTTTCTCAAATTTCTTTTCCAACGCCTTTTCCATCGTTATCACCTTCCTCCTTTATTGAAGCGTACTGGGTCATATATCTCCATTTAATATCCAGACTATCATCACCAAATCGGCATTCCTACCTTGAAAATCACCAATGTTCTTTCTAATGAACACCTTCAAATCCTCGGTTTTTATAGACCACATTGTCATGCCATTCTTTTGAGGTTTCCTTTCAGAATGCCATGAGGCTTTTAATTCGCCGCTATCTATGTATCTCTGTATCTTCTTATGGTCAACGCCTAGTATCTCGCAGACTTCTTTTTGGGTGAACCAACCATCACGAACTCGGCGGGATAGTCTCAATCTCTTTGACTTGATCACAACAGAATTAACGGAGCGATTTAACCTTTTGGCTATCGTTATAGGTGAATATTGGGTTATCATCTCGGTTAACGCTTCTACTTCTCTCTCCGACCAGCGGGGACTCTTGTCTATGGCTAGACCCATTTTTTGCACTTGCCCTTTGACGGCATTGAAGGTGATGAGTCCACCTGTCATATGGCTTAACTTGATAGCTAGTAATTGAGCGGTGCGGTTCTTGCCGTCGTAATCTCTGCGAACGATGTCTTTTTCATCATCAGTCCAATAATGTCTATGGGCAGAACCGCCTTTTCTCCCTGCTTGTATTAATGAGATAACCATTCATTCACCCTTTATTGAAGTGTAATTCAGTTTTAGTCCCACCCAGCGCTGAATCTGCCCGGCATCGAGCTGCCAGGTTTCTCCAAAACCGGCGATAAAGTCTTCCTTAAATTCCTGGTGGTAGCCGAGGGCCAGGTCTTTATTGCCGGTAGCATCGAGCAGCAATGCCAGCGCCAGCTGGGCGGGACCGCTGCCGCGGTAGCCCCAGGAGAAGCCGTCCGGGGAGTGATTGTAAATCTCCTGGCTGGGGGCGGGGTCGAATACCTCCATGCTGACGCGCCCCAGCTCATTTCTCTCATAGCGCACTACCAGCGGTTTGTATTCGCCGCGGAGGGAACCTTCATAGATAATCATGGCTTCGTCTCCCATTTTTAATCCTTTGATGGTCCGGTACAGGTTCATCGGTGCTATACTGGATTCATCAGTCATTAATCAATTCCTTTCCATGGAGCCGCCGCAGCCAGCCGGCTCCCCCTCGTTTATTTCCAGCGCCTCAGCCCGCTCCATCAGCATGTCCAGAAATTCACCCCATGCCTTGAGTTGCCGGGATGCGGGTTTGCCGGGCTTTACATTGATGATGACTGTCGGATGGGCAGGGGCTGCGTTCCGGCGCATCATTCACCTCCGAGGGATTCAGGGTTTACAGGATTGACGCCCAATCTTTTAAGGTCGTCGAGACTGATGAAATCGTTCGGAAGGTCTGATAGCCGGTATTTATCCCAGTAAGCCCAGTAACCTTCCTCTGTCTCGACGGCATACCGGGAGATGATTACCATCTGCTCACCGGTGGGCTGGAAGGTTATGAGCTTCTTTTCAATACTGCGCTTCGGCATCCGGAGCAGCTTTTGATTCCCCCGGGTCACCCACCATTCTTCCTCCGGGACTCCCTCCGTCTTCAGCTGCTCAATGACCCAATCTCTGTATGCCGTATTTCCCATGCTATCCTCCTTCAATAATTGACAAGCCTTTCAGGGAGAGTATAATTCGGGGTGGAGGGGAGATATGGGGCGGGTGGAGCCAGCGGTTAGAATTGCATGGTTTCGCCCCCGATTTTACAAGGTCGGTCAAGAAGAAAATTGACGAAATGAAGCGCCGCCTCAACCTAAATATCATGTCGTAAGTATCCCTTCATCTACAGTATTACTCTTTGAATTTTTTATAATAATCAGAGGTGACTCCATAACCTGCCCACTTGAAATAACCACACGTTTCTTTTACTTCATCATCACTAACCCGCCCTACTGCATTGATAAAAGTGTCACGAACATTAGTGGGAATTAAGAGGTCTTTCATCGCTAGTTTCAGAGACGATTCTATTTTAATGCGGATAGCCTCAATATCATCGTGATTACGATAACTATAGACATTGGTGTCAATAAGATAACCAAAACTGAGACGCAAGCCGTTGGGGCGGGGGCTAACCATTAACGCTACAGCAGGGTCGGGTGTTTTTATATGCCAGCAAGCTATTTCTTTATATGGGTCTGAGCCTGATACTGGGATACCAAACCTGCGATACATATAGACAAACAGAGACGCATAATCTCCATTTGGGAATATATCCTCAGCACATTTCCCAGGGTCGGCAATTCCCGCCATCGCACCCTGCCAGCGTTCACCATTAGTTTTTTGTATAGTAGCTCTCCATTTTTTAGCCATTACTTCTATATCCTCCATTACTGTATGTCAAGGGATAATTGCCACCTTTCTTTATATGTACTTTCCCAGTTCGCATACATACCAGTGCCGGTCGTTCTGTGGCTCGATAAACCAGACCTCAGTCCGGTCAAGTTCGCTGTTGTAGACATAAGCCTTGTTTATCGTGTGGAACTTGGAGGAAGGTATCATGTGGTAATACATGATAAATTCGTTATAGGACAGAGTTTCAGTTTCCAGGTATTTTCCGAAGTAATAGGCATTGTCCCTCAGCTGTTGCGCTTTCTGCCAGCAGGGAGGTTTGAGGCCAATAACCATTACCTCTATATAAATATTCCGCTGTTCGGTGTCATCGTACTGCAGGAAAGCCCGGAGTTCGTTAATGGAGTCCCAGTCCTGCGGCTGCCCCTGCCAGTCAGAGCGGAATTGGAACCAAGCACCATTATATTCACAGTAAACGGCTTCCGGGGCGTCGCTGGCTGAGACATGATTGTAGGCCAGTACCCCGACCAGAACCAGGACCGCCACTAGAATCAAGACTAACCTTTGCGTTCTACCCATAAGTCCCTCAAACCTTCCTCAATATTTCCCATGCTATCCCCCTATCTGTTTTATGGGTATATAAATGCTCTCTTGAAGGATTCCCAGCAACGTATCAGCCAGCCGCCTGATTTTTGATTTGGTGAGGCCTGATGGGGGATTATTTGCTTACCACTATCTATTATTGCTTTAGTGAATCCCTCAGGTAAAAAAAATTCACTGTATCTCTCATAAATGCGTAATATAACTTTTGGCGTTAGCTTTAACTTGCCTTTCTTCATTTTGTTATAATAGCCTCTAGAAATACCGATACTCTCAGCCATAGTAGCATCAGTCAATTTGCCTTTCTTCTGAATGATAATCACATTTCCGATATCCATATCACAATTATAATAATTACAGCGTCGTTTGTCAATAGGTTTTGTATTAATTTTTACACAAATATTTATAATTATTGCACAACCTACTATTGACACTGTGCATATAATGTCACATAATTATATCTACTATGGACTGGGGACAACTCAGTAAAATACTTAAAGAAAAGGGCATGTCTCAGGTTGAGCTAGCAAGTAGAACAGGGATATCCCAATCTCACATCTCATGACGCTGGTGATACTGGGGTTTGCTTATCTGTTTGCCGACCGCTTCGGCTGCCTGCATTAGAAGAAAAAAAGAATTCCCCCTCCCTCCGTAAAAGGAGAGAGGGGGAATATTCTTCGGGAAAGCTATATTATTCTTCGTTGGTTTTCTTGGCGAAGTAATAGCCAAGTATGAAGCCTATTGACGTGGAGGCAATGCCGAGACCTGCGGCTACAAATTCAGCCTGCGCAGTAAGCGCCCCGTATACAGTGACAAAACAGGCTGTGACCGTGAATGACCCTCCAATACCCCAGGCCAAGTACCTCCGGGTTATTAGTTTGAATACCTCGTTATTCATGATACCTCCTTTTTTACCTCCTCATAATAGAATCGTAGTAACAAGCCAGAAAGAATGCGATGGCACAAGCCAGATATATTTCAGACCATAAGTCCATTGCTTATCTCCTTTATGCTTTTGCAGAGTGGCATTTAACAACGTAAGCTGGCTTCAGGTCATCGTCGGGGCCGGCAATCCCCAGGGGGTCGGCGTACCAGACGCGGTAATCATCGGTGACGATGAAACAGAAGCCGTGATTGGGGAATCCATAGACGGGGTCGGCGCCTTCGGCTTCTATATAGCCCCAGACATATTTGCTTTCCATCCAGAGAAGAGCGAAGGCCCTGCCTATCCAGGCGAAGTCCTCGCAGTCGCGGTCATCGTCTTCATAATCCGAGGGCTTGATGGGGGCATTGGCTTTGTACCATCTCAGGAAGCGTCTGGCTTCGTCAGGGGACATCAGCTTGTAGAGATAGTCCCCGGGCCCGCCGGATAGAGTAATGCCATAAGGACGGAGCAGCTGAAGGAGAGTGTTGCCGTTTATGGTGACGGTGCTTTTCGGCGGCGGGGGTTTATCATCGGAAGTTTTCTTCTGGAAAAAGCGCTTGAGCAATTTAAATACTATCAAATCAGC